CGTCTTAACCTTAAGAGGTACAGACGCCCACGTGGCAATCTCCGCGCGATGTAAACGAGCGTTATAACGTTTTCGTTTATTCGCGTTTAGCGGAGTTACTAGGCTATCGCATACAAATGCGATCCCACCAGCCTGAGATACATAAGCGCCGTTGTCGGCACTGACATACCTACTCGTAAACGGGATTTTATCTCCGTAAACTAGGGTAAGGTGTGATCGGATCCACTCTGCGGCATGTGCATATCCCCGGCCCGTCAACGCGTTATAATACGCGACGTAGGACTCGAGACATGCGGGATGATAACGACGATAAGACCATACGGTTCTTATTTTAGTAGGTGTGACATCGACGCCTAAATAGGCGTCGCACCCACACGATTCCCTAAAGGATCGTGCCGTGCAGCACTTGCTCTGATTGAACAGAAGCCCAACTTTGGGCAAATACTGAAGGAGAGGTTTAAAGACTTCTTCTCTCACTATGATATCGTCGCCGAACACAAAGACGGAGCTCATGGCTGTTCGCCAGGAGACGCCTAATTGTTTTATGGCACTAACCGACAGAGCGTAGAAAACCAAGCTCTCAACAGGGAAGCAGAGACTGCTGCCCATGGGAGCGAACTTGGTCAACTCGATGTTGGTTCCATCAGGGAGGCGTGTGTGAGTGCTGCGAGTGGCCTTAAGAGCCGCAAGCAGCGATGGGTGCCCCGCAAACAGTCTTTCGACTAATTGCAGGGACACCCTATCACTGGCCTCCTTCATGTCTAGGGTTACCCACCCTCGACCCAACGACCCTTGCAAGGCAAGGCTTCGGTTAACAGACTGCGACGTGAAATTCACGTGGCCGCGAGTCCACTTCGATCTCTCGAGGTGCTCTTGCATCTGTCTTCCGAGGCCCTGCTGGATCCATTGGACCTCAAGTGGTTCACACGAGATCAAGCGAGGACCGCGGCTATCTTTAGGAACTAGAACCACCTTTGCGGTGGGACTAGTTATTTCTGATAGCTGCTCTTGGTCCTGCTTCCATTGGTCGGCAACATGCTCGAGATTCCATCGGAACCATTCTGAGAATGGGTAGACGGAATCAAGGGTAGAGTAGATTCTTGAGAAGTTTGACTTCTCTCGAACGTCCTCACCTGTTGCAACAGCCCCAGGCCCATGCCGCGGAGTAATCCGCTGAGGGTCGAGGGGAGATATGACACGAGTGATGAAATCACCAGCATCAGCAACCCAATCTTCGGCCAGGACGGAGTCCCAAGGGATAACCCTGAGATCCGCCTCTGACTGAACGAAGGAATCAATGACGGTTTGTTCCGTTTCTTGATCATATGGTACCTCCAGCTTGTACAGGATAGTACAAAGCTGCTTGATGTGCCGCAGGGCTATAGGGTCAGGGTTGACCAACTCATATCCATCAGATGAAAACACCAGCTTGAGTAACCACCCGAGAAATCGGGGGATGACTCCGTCGACCAAGGGAAATCCCTGGATCGACAGCGGTGTGCCGGACGACAAGGCGGTGTCAACCGCTTTGCCGAATTTAGGCAAGGTTTTCGTCAAAAACGAAAGCCCCTCATCCAGCGTACGCTGCTCAATTAAGAGCGTTTCGGCTGTTTGATATTTACAAGCTACACTATAGTACTGCGCTATATCG